ACTTTCCAGATTGCTTCACCTTTGACATTCTGATCTTCATATACTTTGTGATCATTATTCATTATTATTGTCCTTGATTATTTTTGTTTTTTGTTTATGATTCTTTTTGAATCTTTGCAATTTATTGTGTGCAAGATGATTATGTTCATGATGCATCAATTGCGGCCATTCATCAATTTGTTTAACGATAGAATCAAAGATCTCTTTGTGTCTATTGTCTGAAGGGCTAGTTTTGGACATTACGTTCCCATCTGTAAAACTTATGTCTACCGATAGTACCAGTAAGAGTAAAGTGTCTTGCCCATCTAGGGTTCACATAATCTGCATGATAATGTGTTGCGCCTTCTGTGATACCAGAAAAGTCACCAAACACTGTTATATTAAACGCTAATGATTTAGCATTGTTCCAAGCATCTTGATTAGTAGGCCAATCACTCTTTCCATCACAATACCAAGAGAATTGGCATTTGTTACGTACCATTGAGCCGTCTGCATGTTTTTTGCCTTGACGTACTACACCGCATATTGTGTTAGGATATCTGTGATCAGCAACTCTGTTTAGCACTACGTCTGCTACGGCTGCTTGGTCTGCTCTACTTGAGCCGCGAGTTTCATAGTAAATATTTTGTGCCAAACAATAAAGTTGTGGTCTTTGTTCTGCGTTAAAAAAAGTTTCGCCTGTTACTGTAGTTGCGCTGATTTGTGTTGCTGCTAAAATAGCAAGTACAAGTCTTTTCATTTCTACCTCATTGAATTAGATTGTTATCGTTATCTTCGTTGTCGTCTTCTTCATTGTGCCTGATATATTCGAATAAAGTTAAATCTAGTAATTCGTCTAAATCAAGGTCAGATCGATCTTCTGCTAAAGTTACTTCTTGGTGGCAGTCTAAGTCATCAAGTGTAAAATGTTCATCTTCATCTACACCTAATAATAGATTTAGTTTATCTTCGGTTAGCGATTCTTTCCTATGTTTTGCTTCCCAAATAAATGCAACCACGAGGAGCGAGAGTAAACATTCTTCCTCCCACGCCTCGTGGTCGGCAGCGTACGATAGCACATACTCACGGACACTATCATAAGCAATAGTCCGATCTGCAATGCCTTTTAAGTATTCTACTGCATCTGTTGTCATTTACATATTGTTCTTGCGTTCTTGGATTTCTTTGCGGCGTTCTTTTGTAAGTTTGCCTAGGTCACCAAGTGCTGAACGAGCACGAGTTGCTGCTGCTTTCACGTTCTTTGTTTCCCATGAATCATGTTCTTTTAAATATGCGTTAAAAGCTTGAACAATTTGTTCGTGTTGTGTTAAATCACCCATAGCTATTCTCCTTCTATCGAGCTACTTATATTATACGTTATAAAATTGATTTTGTCAACCTATAGTTTTAATCCTGAGGTGCTTTCGACATATTGTTTTGCCATTTCACTCTCAGTTTTATGCACAAATATTATTGCACTTTTGTTTAATGCTAGTTTAGCATCTTGTGCAATAGTAAATGCAAAGGGCGCAAGGCCCATTCCTTGTTGTGATGCTATCAGTGCCAGCGGCTTTGATACTGTTACTGTATTAGCATCTTCTTCAACAAAACGGGCAACGATTTCGTCACCGCCCGTTGTTTTTAGTGTCACTGTATCGTTTACCTTATAAGGTGCTTCGATTATCATAAACTATGTCCTGTTCCATTATATCCAGTATCCTCGATATAAGCAGCCAATTTATCATGGCCGCCAATTTTATTACCACCAACAATAATTTGCGGAAAGGTTCGAGCTCCTGGAAAGTTTTCTAGTATTTCTTCTCGTGTAAAGTCAACATCAAGTTGCTTATACACATAAGTTAATTGATTACGTTCACAGAACGCCTTTGCTTTATCACAATGCGGACACTGTGGCTTTCCCCATATTTCTATCATAAACTAAATCCTTTGAATGTGTCGTTCGACACATCCTGTTTCGTGCCGCCGATTACATAACTAGTTATCTCTGTTTCTTGGGGAGCAACCTGTACATCAGCGCCTGAAATCCATTTTTGTGTCCAAGGCAACGGATTAGCTTGTGGCACTTTGTATGGTGATTTTAAGTTTACATTTGACATTCTACGGGCACAAATCCATTCAATATAATCACTTAATAGTTCTGTGTTTAGTCCAATCATTGAACCATCTTTAAACAAATAGTCAGCCCATGCCTTCTCTTGATCAACAGCATCAACAAACATTTGAATACATTCTTGTTCTGTTTCGTCTGCAATCTTTGCAAAGTCTGGATCATCTGTTTTAAGAATCTTTAGTAGCATCTGTGTAGATGCAAGATGTAAGTTTTCATCGCGGGCAATTAATTTAATAATCTTAGCGTTGCCTTCCATCTTCTTTAGTTCGGCAAATGCCCAACTACATGCAAAGCTCACATAGAAACGAACACCTTCTAAGATGTTTACGCTCATTAGTGTAAGCCATAGCAATTTCTTTAGCTCGTATAAATTTACAGTTACATTACGTGCTTCTCGATTACTTGTAATTTGATGTGTACCTTCACCTAACAAGTTGTACCACATACTCATTTCAATCAAGTCATCGTAATACTTTGAAATGTCACCTGCGCAATCAACAATCTCTTGTATGTCCATTAGCTCATCAAATACTTTGCTTGGGTTGCTATAAACATTACGAATGATATGTGTGTACGAACGACTATGAATAGTCTCTGAGAATGTCCATGTTTGGATCCAGTTCTCGATCTCCGGTAAGCTCACAATAGGAGCGAATGCTTCTACTGGTGCTCTGCCTTGCACTGAGTCTAACAGGATCTGACGTTTTAGATTTGCTGTAAAGATATGGCGCTCGTGTTCTGTCAAGCTCTTAAAGTCTTTTGCATCTTTATAGATATCAATCTCTTCTGGACGCCAAAAGAATCCTAACTGCTTGTCAGTTAGACTATCAAAAGTTTTATACTTTAGTGTGTCGTAACGCTGGATTGTTGGACCGCCAGTTGGATCCAGGAATGCCGTAACTTGTGTGTGATCGGCACGGTTGCTAATGTCAAATACGCTCATGTTCATCCTTCTCTATGTGTATGTAAGTATAACAGTATTATACCTATTTGTCAATTAAATTGTGCAGCCTTCGCAATCTTCTTCGTCAACTTCACTAGGTGCAAGTTCTTGCTCCATAAGTTTGTTCACATCAAGTTCGCCTTGTCCGTCAAATGTATTGAAATAGTACAGTTGCTTACCACCGTATTTATAAAACATAAGTAGATGCTGTAGCATAGTACTGAGCGGAATCTTCTCGTCTCCATAGTGTACTGGATTATAGCTTGTGTTTACGCTGATACCTTGATCGATATACTTTTGTAGCACTGCCATAATTTTTAAGTAGCCTTCTGGTGATTCTTGATCCCATAGTAAATCATACTTGTTCTTTAGACGTTTGTACTCAGGTACGACCTGTTTAAGAACACCATGCTTTGATTGCTTCACACTAATTAAACTGCGTGGAGGCTCAATGCCGTTAGTTGCATTTGCAATCTGCGCACTTGTTTCACTTGGCATAAGAGCCATTAGTGTTGAGTTACGGATGCCTGTTGCTTTTAGTTGCTCACGTAGTCCTGCCCAGTCCATACGCTCTACATGCGGAACTAGTTCGTCTACATCTTTCTTGTATGTTTGATTAGGTGTAATGCCGTGTCCGTATTTTGTTTCCATGTTGCCGCTTGGTGCACCTTGCTCTGCTGCTAGGTCTGCACTTGCTTTGATTAGATAGTAACTCCACGCTTCGGCATACTCGTCTACCATTTGTAATCCTGCTGCGTCAATATGCTGATAGTTCATGTCGTGCTTTGCTAACCAGTATGCAAAATTGATGATGCCAACGCCTAAAGGACGGCGCTTCTCTGTAGATAACTGCGCTGCTAAGATAGGATAGTTCTGATAGCTCAGTAGTGCATCAAGTCCACGTACTGCTAGACGACACACCTTTTCAAAGTCAGTTGGACATTTAATGTTGCCCCAGTTGATTGCGCTAAGTGTACATAGGCTAATTTCACCTTCAGGATCATTAAGATCTTTTAGTGGCTTTGTTGGTAAGTCAATTTCTGCACATAAGTTTGACTGACGAATAGGAGCAACCTCAGGAAGGAAACTGCCATGCTCGTTAGCATTGTCTACATTCTGTAGATATATGCGTCCTGTGTTCTTGCGCTCTTCCATAAATGAACTAAACAAGTCAATTGCTTTTACTACTTTTTTACGGATACTAGTCTTACGTTCTGCTGCTTCGTATAGCTCACGGAAACGATCTTGATCAGCAAAGAATGCATCGTATAAACCTGGAACATCACTTGGCGAGAACAGAGTTATATCACCACCTTGTATAAGTCTTTCATACATCAGTTTGTTAAACTGCACACCATAATCCATATGGCGTACACGATTGTCTTCTGTGCCTTTGTTGTTCTTTAGTACTAACATTTCTTCTGCTTCTAAATGCCATACTGGATAATAGATAGTTGCTGCTCCGCCACGTACACCACCTTGGCTACATGACTTTACTGCTGCTTGGAACATCTTATAAAAAGGAATAATGCCTGTGTGGTAAGCATCTCCTTTACGTATAACAGAACCAATTGCTCTAATGTTTCCTCCGCCAATACCAATGCCTGCCTTTTGGCTTACATAGTTGACAATAGATGCACTAGTTGCGTTGATGCTAGCCAGACTATCGTCAGACTCAATAAGAACGCAAGAACTGAACTGACGCTGAGGCGTACGAACGCCGGCCATAACGGGCGTAGGTAAGCTAATATCGTGTAAACTAATAGCGTCATAGTATTCTTTGACCCATCTTAGTCTCTCCTCCTTTGGATAGTTTTTGAATAATGTTGCTGCAATAAGAACATAGCACATCTGAGGTGTTTCAAATATTTCACCACTAACTCTATTCTGACAAAGGTACTTGCCTCTTAATTGCTCCATAGCAACATAAGTTAAATCAGTATCACGGTCATGCTTTATAAAGTTATTAATCTTGCACCACTCGTCGTCATTGTAGTCGCCAAGTAGTTCTGCATCATAAAAGCCTTTGTCAATATTTCTTTCAACTAACTCACGTACTGTACAAGGATCATAGGAACCATATACTTCCTTACGTAACGCATAATTGATAAGTCTGCCACCAACATATTGATAGTTAGGAGTCTCTTCTGAAATAAGATCAGCTGCTGCCTTAATTAGAGTTTCTTGAATTTCCTTTGTTGTCATTCCATTATAAAATTGAATTTGACTTTTTAATTCTACTTCACTAGGGCTAACTCCTGTAATATTATCACAGGCATAAAAAACGACTTTATGTAGTTTTTCAATATCTAATGGCTCACGGCGTCCATCTCTTTTCGTTACTTGAATCATCCTCGGTTCCTTATTAAAAATATACTTAGTGAATTTGGGGCATTTCGTGACGCATAACGAACTCCAGCCCTGGTGGTAGTTCTGTTGCCGATATTACTTTATCATAGTCGTTTCCTATACATTGATTATCAACAAAAAGTAAGAAATGTGTTCTAGACTGTTCGTTGTCGTGTACTATGTTTATCTCAAATTTGGCCCCTATAAACCGATCACATAACTGTAAGGTGTAACATATTGCAAGTATTTTCACACACTCACAATAATTATTTTCCTTTAATATTTCCCACGGCTTTGGCCAAATATCTGGATCATAAGGGTCAGTTGTAAGACTAACTTCAGGAGCTTGACTATAGAACTCTACTGTATCCTCAAGAGGATTTTCTGCTGTTTCTAGATAGGTACGGAAGTCTCGCCAGAGAACTAGGCGTTCATCGTATGAGTTGTTAAACATTTTACCTTGCTGTTTTTAATCTATAATGAAACTCTGATTGATCGTTTATAGTTAAGTTTAACACAGTTATACCCAAACTGTCAACCACTCCGTCCAAGTTTTCATCAAAAGATTCTGATCCAAACACAAGATTTTCTTCATAGAGGCTATCACCTACATAATCATACTCATCACTTACTGATCTTAAATCGCCAGCAGGATTGCTTACTACTGTGATAACGCCTTTTCTAAATGCGTTTACAGTATTACTCTTATAGGTATATTCTATTTCAATACTTTTTGTATTATCTGCTGGTATTTTAAAGAACACTGACGGTGATGTTGACTGTGTAAGATTTTTTCTATTTAAGTATCTTACAGTATCAAAGCCCGGGCCTTGTATTTCTGGAATGTAAGCCACATTGCTCAGATAGTTAGGATCTGACGATAATTGCTCTGTCCTGTTAAAGTAGTCATTGTCACTACCATTGTTGTAGGCTGTATCTCCAAATTCAATAATAGGCCATTGTGGATTATTCTTTTGTATTACACCTGCTGTCCATTGATATCCTACATCTATAAAACTATTGCTTTGAGAAATGTTATATGCACCATACTTAATATAGATAGCCTGTCTGTCTATATTTTTAAATCTACAGTTGTTTACTTTTGTAGAGCGCGGTCCTGTTGTTGCAGCAGTTGCACCTAAAAGTTGATTGGTACCAAATGCAATTCCATTATAGTGTGTTTCAAATGAGCACTCTGACAATCTATTATCTTCAATGTCGTTATCACTATATACTCCAACACTTAGTCCTTCAAACTTAATATTTTGGAATGTATTATTTTTGCCAACGCCGCCCGTAGTAACCATTGTCATTTTAATACCGTAGTTTGTGTTGTCAAGTGTTGATCCGTTAGTCCATGTACCTTTAATTTTTATATTTCTAAATTCACTATCTCTTACACTGTTTAATAAGAACCCTGCACTACCTGCGACATCAATAGTCATGTCACTTATGTGTATGTTACGAGATTGATTTGTTTCAGTAATTGCCGAACTGTTAACATAAGCAGCAAGGTCAGTTGCATTCAATTGGTTAATTAACGGAATGTCGACATCACTTACAGTTCTAAACACAGGTCCTGGTGTAGTTTTAGTTAATACTGTATTATCAATGCCTGACCCAATTATGTTTACAAATGAAGGCAATACAATAGTTCTGCTCACAACATAGTTTCCTGGTAGCATCTGTAAGATAACTCTGTTGCTATTATTTAGAGGATCGTTTGGATTCATATACAGTTGTGTAATTGCACGTTGTATTTGATCTGTCTGATCACTGCCGTCGCCTAGTGCATTAAATGATGTAATGCTAACAATATCATCTAGTCTATCCTGTAGACTACGCTGTATTGGTGTAAGGCCAGGTCCTGTTTGAATACTGTCGTTTGTACTCTTATATTCATATGACTTTGCAAAAGCAAGAATATTATCTTTTTCAGTAAGAAGTTTAGTATTTCCAACAAACGGTGCTCCTTCAGCAACGCTACCGT